ATGGATATTAAAGAATCCGGAATCGACTTGGAAGCATTTGCTAAGAAAGTAGCTGAAGAAACTGCTGCTAAAATTGCAATGAAACAAGCCGAACAAAAAGCCGCTGATGAAGCGCAAGCAAAAGCTGCTGCTGAAGCAGAAACTCAAAAAGCTGCTGAGCAAGAAGCAGTAAAACAAACAATCCGTACTGGTATTGAAACTGGTGCTGAGCGTTTGCAAGCCGACATGGAAGCCGATTTTGCGAAAGCAAAAGACAGCGAACTTGCTGAGCTTACCAAGAAATATGAAGCTGATGTCAAAGAAAAGCAAGACGAGCTAGACGCAATGCGTAATAGCAAACGTGACTTTTCTGCAGAGCGTAAAGCTGCTTCTGGCGACCTTACTGCTTTTGGCAAGGAGTTCTTGCAAGCTAAGATTCTTGGCGCTATCACAGGTAAAGGGTATGACACTGATTACTTCCGTGGTATTCAAAAAAATGTAGGCTTTGCAGCGTCTAACGTCGACGGATCTGACCCAGAAGTTGGTCTAGCTTCTATTGACTTGACTGTAAATAACACTTTCCGCGACATCGTTCAGCTCGAACAGCGAGTTGCTAGCTTGTTCCAAGAAATCGCAGTATCTAGCCAAGCTACGGTATTGCCGGTTATTCAGGACGCAAGCCCCGCTACTTTTTCTCCCGCAGGCATTGCAAACTTGGGCACGGGTGCTCTTCAACATGGTATCGGCAGCGGGGACACGTCAACACAAGTAATTTTACGAGCATATCGTTTAATCGCAGGTACTTTTATCGACAATCAAACCGATGAAGCGACTGTGGTTAACTTCTTGCCGATGATTACTGCAGCTCTTGCACGTTCACACGCAAAAGCTATGGACAAAATGTGTCTATTTGGTCATACTGGTACTACGATTCCTAAGGGTGTTGTAGGCTCGGGTGGTACAGACAATTTAGGCGGATTTGGCGTTGCCAACACTGAAGATCTAGACGATGTTTCAGCCTCCGGCCAAGTAACCATCGACGCCGATAGCGCCACCGAAGAGGTTACAGCTTCTGGTCTATTAGCTCTTCGTCAGCAAATGGGTAAATATGGCATGAATCCTTCGGATGTTGCATATATCTTACCTACTGATGGGTACTTGCAGCTTATCGACGGTCCTGGATTTACTGATATTTCAGAAGTAGGCGCGNCTTTGGCGAGCAAGCTCTCTGGTTTNATCGGTACTATTTACGGNTCTCCNGTTATTGCTTCTGATCAACTTGCAAATAACTTAGGAGCTGCTACAGGCACTCCGTCGACTACAGCAGCCGCTGCAGTGAACGTAAATAACTATGTTATTCCACGTTTGAAAGGTGTAGGAATCGAGACTGAGTACTCAGCTGTTAATCAGCGTACTGGACTTATTGCTAGCCAGTCTGTCGGCTTCAATGAAATCGAAGAAGGCTCAACAGGTCATGCCCCTGCAGTACGAGCANCATACTCATAATAGTAGTAATCTACCTAACTTCGGGGCGGTTCGCCGCCCCCAAGTTTTTACTAATGGACTCATAACATGACAGACCTAATAACACTATCGGAGTATAAAGCGCTTGAGGGAATCTCAAGTAATCAGCATGACGCCCGTACAAACGTTATTATTGATTCCGTGAGTCAATTAGTAAAAACTTATTGTGGAAACGGTTTTTTAGATTTTTTCTCTACTCCCAAAGTTGAAACCATTTCTTTAGACTATAACACTTCTACTGTTCAGCTAACAGAAAGCCCTGTAAATGCAATTGATTCTGTTACAGAAAGAGAGCGCCTAGGAGCTACTCCCACAGCGCTAACAGAAAGCACAGATTTCTTACTAGATAAAGCTACCGATACTCTATATAGGGTTTCCGGCGCTAACTATAAAGCATGGGCACAAGGTGTAAATGCAATAGTAGTTACATATACTGCAGGGTGGGCAACAACCCCCGCAGACTTACAACTAGCGGTAGCCGACCTAGTTACTTACTATTTGCGAGGGGAGCATAAAGAGCGCAAAACTCTGCAGGGTGGCAGCATTCAAAACCAACAAAGCGAGATAACCTTTCCAGATCATATAAAGAGAGTGTTAGATCTGTACAAACAGACCCTGTGAGTAAGAGGAGCCACCTAGCTTTTTTAAATAGGCTCGATACAGAGCTAAAGAAAAGTTCAGAAGAGTATAGGGAAGGGACCGCGAATAAATTAGTTCACTTTGTAAGCATACAAAGAGGAACAATTAACAAAGTCATCCGGGCTGCTGTAAAAAATTCAACAAATGTAAAGGGGGACCCTCTATCTCAAAAAGGCATAGAGTCAAAGTATAATGCTCTTCTCTCCGTTTTCATGGAGCAGGTAGGTCAAAACTTCAGGGCGTTAGAAGCGTCAAACACTAAAAAGGACTCTAACGTAAAAGTGTTGCGGCAAGGCCCTCACTTTATTAAAGTAGAGATAGAACAAGTTGAGGGACTTAAAAGGGATAACTTTGACAAAGCGCAAAATAACTACAAGACAGAGTTAAATACGCTTTACGAAGGAGTATTAAATTTACTAGGAGAAGCGTCTTTAGACAGGATAGGCTCAGAAGGGCAAACGATTGAACAGAGTAATGCGGGGCAGGTGTTTAACTTAGAGCATTTTAGGGACTCAAGCAATGTTTTACTGTTTATAAATGATGCCTTGTATAATGCCTTAAAAGGCATGAGCAAAGATAATAAGGCGCTAGTAAGAAGGGACAGCTCTGAGCTTTTTCTATCTCTTCAAGCAGACTTTAAAGCAGAAAGAGTTGATGTTTTTCTAGGGAGCCAGGCAAAGAATGTAAAGGAATCCTCAAAAGAGCGGGCAGAAAAGAGGGATCTAGAAAAGGCGCTAGAAGAGGCTATAAAGCGTGTAAAAGGTCTTCCAGACGTAAAAGGCTCGGATAGTTTAAGAGAGGTAAAAGAAAAGCAAGCCCTAGAGGCTGTTATAAAACCTTTTAAAGGCAAAAAGAGCCATAAAGTAACTAGCAATAAAACTAAGTTAGATACTTCAAAAAGAAAAACAAAACTGGACGTAAGCCCTTCTGTTAAAGCAGGTAAAGGGCTTTCTTCGAAGGGGCTAAGAAAGAAAAGAATACGCAAAAAAGCCGTAAAGGGCGTAGCCTCAACCCCGCTTGCTCTAATAGCTTCTCTAAATAAAGCGTTACCTGAAGCAGTTCAAGATAATATGGGATCGCCCGCCCTAGTTTATAGGACGGGTAGATTTGCACAAAGCGTACACGTAACAGATATTATGACAACCAAAACGGGGTTGCCCAGTATTGGGTATTCTTACCAGCGCGAGCCTTACGGTGTTTTTGAGAAATCAAGTGGCAGTAGGTTTGCTAGCGAACAGCGAGACCCCCGCAAACTGATAGACAAGTCAATACGAGATATAGCAGCAGGGCTAGCTATCGGAAGATTCTTTACTAGGAGAACATAGTGAGCGCAAGAAATTATACAACTCGAAGAAGCTCCATTGTAGATGCTCTAGTGACAAAGATCAAAGAGATAGATGGTACAGGCCCTTATTTGACTAATGTGTGGAATAACGTAAGCCCCAGACTTCTGTTCTGGGACGAAGTTACTGACTTTCCTTCTGTGCACATAAACGCAGGTCAAGAAACTAGAGAATATCAAGGCGGAGGATATAAAGATAGGTTCTTAAGTATAACCTTACGCTGCTATGTAAGCGAAGAAGATGCCCAAACTGCCCTTGACGGTCTACTAGAAGATTTAGAAACAGTTTTAGAAACAAATTCAAGATTAGAGTATACTGATAGACAGAATGCTACTCAGTACACACAACAAATCTCAATAATCAGTATAGATACTGATGAAGGAGTATTAGAGCCTTTAGGCGTAGGAGAAATGCTAATAGAGGTTCGTTATTAGAAATCGCTAACAAGAACAAATGTTCACGATTAGCTTTTTCAGGAAATTCATAGGAGAAATACTATGGCAAGTTTATATTTTAGTAGAGATACTAAGCTTTTTGTAAAGTCACCCGCTACGTTTGGGGAGACTGACCACGATAGTCCGTCCCACCACGAAATTAGAATCTTAGACGGATTCTCTTTTAGCCAAAGTGACAACAGTACGGAAATTACCCCGAATGAGGGAGTGGTATTGGATGCCTCGGTATCTACTCTCAATAGGAATACTCACAAATTTAGAACGTCAAATAACCCCGTAGATTTTTCTTTTCAAACTTACGCAAGGCCTTATAAAAGCACTACCGACCGCGCTACCGTACTAGGAGACGGCGATGACCCTCTAAATACTTTTGCGACTACCGCCGCCCCTGTGACTGCCCCGGAGATGATACTGTGGGCAATGTTTGCAGGCTGTAACCAAATTAACCACAGCGGTACTTACCGCACCCCTAAGGGCGTTACCACCGTTC